CTTATTAGATCGTATCTCGCGATTAATAAATAATTGATTCATTTATCAACATGGATTTAAACAGAAAAGATACTAGACCAGTTAAAAAAATACCTGATTACTTAACAGATGCCGAGCAAGATTACCTAAGAACAGTATTCACACAATATTGCTTTGAGTTCCCCGAATATGTGAGGAACCCTCGACCACATGCATTGGCAGCAATAGCACGTAACTTGCTCGAAGACCATTTAATTTATACTATTACATCTGGATCATCTAAAAACCATATATTGGATTTGGGAGGTAATTTTTATCGACATCGTAAACATAATCGACATAATGTTTTTACAGTAATTTACGATGATAATGTGGATGATATTATCCGTATTAAAGATAGAACCCGTAAAGTGTTGTCCTTTAGAGATAAAGCACCTACTAGTTTCAAGGACCCTACCCCCTCAGATGATACCATTCAAGGCAATCAAGACTGGCTCGATCACCATGTGATCCCAGTCAAGTATAACACCCCCCTCACCGATTACCGTGATGCGAAGTTGGGTATTATGATTCATGCCTTGTATAATAACAGCCCCCAAGATATTTATAAAATAATGGTGGGCTATGGCTTGGACCAGTTGTTTTGCACCGTAAATCATTATGAAGAAGGGCAAAACATGTACTGCAATACCATGCAGTGGGAACATTTTCCCGGATCAAATTTATGGGCTCAAAGAGACATAAAGCATGGAACGTCCATATACACCCACGAATTGCACCCCAACACTTATTCTAATATATCTTATATTTCTGGGGCAGCTTTTTATATCAAAGTAGAGGTGTACCAACAATTTGGAGACCAGCGTGTTTACCTGTTTACAAGAGTAAACCGTGATAGAGTTACCTCGACCTTCGACCGAAAACAGACAATATATAAAGATTATGTCGAAGAGTTAATTGAAGTACCCTATATAAAGGAGTACGTTATGGGATTGCCGGTTTATGAATATAAACAGAAAAAATTTAAACCCAATTCCATAGTTATAGACCGAGTTGGTGGAATTATTATAAATGAACACCCCAACAACCCGAACGTCTATGAATTCGCCAAGGACCTAATTTCAAAAATCAATCTTAAAACTATAGTTATAGACAGCAAACATAATATAGTTATCGCCTTAGGTCCAGAAGAAATTATGGAGCATGCAGCCTATATAACGCATATCCATAGACGGTTAATACATACCGATTTTTTGTTGGCGCAAAAGACTGAAACACATATGAAGCCTTTAATTCATATGTCATATTTTGATCTTGTAAAATATGGATATCAACAAACATTACACCGATTAGCCAAACGGTTGGTTTTTGGCCACGACTGGATGAACTTCCAAAACCAGTATAGACATTTGCAGGCTTCCCCGTATTTTAATGTCAAGGTCAATCATGTTAGAGAAGCCGAATTTAACATCGATGAACCGAGCACCCATGATCGAGAACAACCTAAACCATATGATGGCACCCAGATTAAACGAATGACCGAAACAGAGGTTGGCAAACATCCTGAATATCAGCCTATCGCTGACAATGATGTGTTAAATAAATTCAAAAATATGGCTTGGGACACAATGGAAATGGCTGCTGAAGGAACAGACACAATTATAGAACATGCTGAACATGCTCTTAATCATGTTTTACCCGCTACAGAACAGATCTACACTACTACAATTGAAAATGCGGGCAAATATATTGAAGGAGTAAAAAGACATGCTCATAACATGTCTCAATATTTAAATACAAATGTTGACGCCATTACCACCATAGTTAAAGACCAGACCACACAGTATTATATGGATAATGTACAGGGTTTTTGGATCAGGTCATCTTTGATCATGATGTCCGTATGGATGACCTTCCTGGCCATAACCTGGGCATCCTCCATGACTATGAATCAGATGATTTATGCGTCAATTACCATACCGCTAAACATGATGTGGAAAAGCGTTTTCGCGCTTCTCAACAGGACAATCTTGTTCAGTTTGGCGTTGTTCAAGATGTTGCTGATAACATTTTTCCTGAAGACGAGCGCATACCATTTGAAATTATACACGCACAAACCGTCTTGGGAAAATATGGAAAACTCAAGTTTAACCTTGGAAAATTGTTGGAAAGTCCACAGCTTGATATCCGTGTCAATCAACGAGGTTATCAGTCCATACATAAACATAATAACATGCAAATGCAAAGAGCTATTGCAAAGCGCAACATGCTTGTTGAAACTGAGAAAGGATATGGATGGGTTACCCAATGTCCAAAACATCGACCAGATCCATCCCGACCGTTTACTCACTCGCGTGTTAACAGGCATAAAACATGCCATTGTTCCAACCCTAATCTTGGACCATCCTTTGCTCTCAAAGATCTTATTGCTCGATCATCTCAAGGTTATAATCCATTTCCACATATTGAAGTATCTCGCGGACACATTGCAAGATACTATCGTAAACTCAACGCCAGTCAAAAACGCGCTCTTATTGAACAATCTAGCGAATTATTTGGCATTGCTACTCGTAATCTACTATTTGAAAAACTCGAGAAACTTTTTAAGAGTAAGAGTAGTTTTGAGGCTGCTAAAGGCCACACTATTGTCGCCCAAACTCCCCTTCACAACGCTTTATGCGTTATACCAGTAGAACTCATGAAAAAACGTCTTACCCCTTTGCTTAAAGAATTAAACATACATTATACAGATGGGGAAGACATGCATTTATATAGCCCAAAGGTAGATATGCTTAAAGGATATTGGTATGTAAATGATTTTTCCGGGCAGGATGCGCGTCAAGGATATACGGCTACGAATAATATAGCTGTTATGTATGAATATTTAGGGTTATCTGAATTTTTAACCCATGAAATTATGAATAAGTATGAAATAGAAGCTAAAGAACAGGGTACTGGCGTTTCGGTTCAAAATACCCCTTCAAAACCCACCGGGGGAGCAGATACAGGATGGGGCAATTTTATTAACAATTTATGTGTACATGCTGGATATTTTTTGCGCAATCACCATTCACTCGCTATCGTTTTAGGTGATGATATGACCATATTTGCCACCACTCCTTTCGCTTATATTCACAAATTCGTCATCCAATTTTATTCTGATACAATGACTATGGTATCAGAATCTGATTATGATTCAAATTTAC